TTGGAATCAAAACACCTCTTGAAATAGGAGATAAAAATATTGATACTTTGTTTTCTATGCATTATAATTTAAAAAGTCAGATAAAAGATAATTTAAAAAATTTAATTTTAACTCGTAAAGGTGAAAGATTAGGTTTCGGCGATTTTGGAACAAATATACATCAATTATACGCTTTTGAAGGAACAGATGAACAAATTGCAGATATTATTATGTCTGAGATTAGCGGAGCAGTTTCAAAATATATGCCTGCAATACAATTAAAAAACTTTCATAGTAATGTTTTAAAAGATGAAATTGATCGTCAAAATGTTATAGATAGGGAAAATATACAAATTGATTTAGTAGATAAAGCTAGAAGTCAAAAATCTTTGGACTTTTATGAAAATATTGAAGGCGTTACTTTAGGTGGTTTAAGCATTAACAAAAACAAAGAAGACGAAGTAATTTATAAAATTAAACTTGAATATACAATACCTATAGATGCAAGTATTCAAACATTAGAATTATATATAAGAAAAGCTGGTTAATATGTCAACATATAATAATATACAAGAATATCTAGAAAACGAAGAAAAAATACAGTTTGTTAATAAAAACTTTGCAGATTTTCGTGTAGATCTATTAAGACATGCAAGAGAATTCTATGGAGAAAACATAGCAGACTTTTCAGAAACATCTCTCGGCGGTATGTTTTTAGATTTTGCTGCAATTGTTGGTGATTCTTTAGTTTATTATGCTGAGCAGCAATTTAACGAGCTAGACTACAAAACTGCAACAAATGATGAAAATATTATTAACTTTTTAAAAAAAGCAAATATAAAAAACAACTCATCATTTCCATCTTCGGTAGAAGCTACTTTTACAATCACAGTTGAAAAAGACAACAATTCTAATGAAAGAGATCCTGCTCCTGTAAAAGATTATTTGCCAGTCTTAAAAAAAGGAGCAAGACTGGTATCTGATACTGGTATTGAATTTGAATTAATAGAAGATGTTGATTTTTCAAAAAATTATAAAAAATCAATTGCAGAATTCAATGAAGATGGCAGCGCTTATTCATTGAATATTACAAAAAAAGGATTGTGTAATTCAGGAAGAATAGTTGTTGAATCTGTAAGTTTTGAGCAAGATACAAAAAACTACTTTTTATCATATGAATTAGAAAACGAAAATGTCACAGAAATAATATCAGTTTTTGATCAAAATTTAAATGAGTATTTTGAGGTTGATTACTTATCACAAAATACAATATTTTCTAGATTTAAAAATGAAATTGACAATAATGATTATATATTTATAAAAAATGCTCCTTATAGATTTATATTAGAAAGAGACTTTAGAAGTAAAAAAACTATCTTAAGATTTGGTAACGGAAATGGTAAAGTTATAAAAGATAATGTTTTTGCCAATACAAGTGATTTAATACTTCCACTTAAAAATAAAGAAGTTTTTGGAAGAACTGATATTGATCCTAGTTTATTATTACAAAATAATAGTTTAGGCGTTTCGCCTGCTGGTAAAACATTGATAATTACATATAGACAAGGTGGCGGTTTTACACACAACATAAGAGAAAATACTTTAAACACATTTTCAGCAGTACCAAGTCTTGTATATCAAAATACAACTAATCTAATAAGCGATCAAATTAAAAATTCAATTTTACAGTCATTAGAAGTTACTAATGAAAAAAGAGCAGTAGGAGGTGCACCGAGTTTAACTTTAGATCAACTTAAAGCTCAGATTCCTTCAACACTTAACTCACAATCTAGAATTATAACACATGAAGATCTAATAGCAAGAATATTAACTATGCCAAGTAACTTTGGAAAAATAGAAAAAGCTGTTGCTTTAAATAATCCTTATTCATCTCTTGCTAAAGATTTATATATTATATGTAAAGACAATGAAGGTTTTTATACATACGCAACTGATGCAATAAAGATTAATCTTTCTAACTATTTAAACGAATTTAGACTTATTAACGATAACTTTAACATACTAGATGTTCCTATTTATAATTTTGGAATTAATTTGCAAATAAGAGTTAGACAAGGATTTGATATAGAAAATGTATTGTTTAATGTACAAACAAGTATTGATGAAAATATGGGTTTTAACAAATTACAAATAGGACAGCCAATAGACATAAATAAAATTTTACGAGTTGTTAATAATGTTAACGGAATACAGGAAATTATTACACCTATAAAAAATATAATAGTTCCTAAAACTGAAAAAGATCAATTTTACGATTTTACAAATAATCAAATTAGATCATATTCAAATAACATTATTGATCCTATTTTAAATTACTCAAACGGTCTAATATATCCTTCAAAAGCAGGAATATTCGAACTAAAATACTCTTCTTTTGACATAAAAATAGACGCGCAATAAGGAAATTAAAATGATAATTACACTTAAAGCAGAAAAAGATTCATATATTACTAATCTTAAAAATAATTTTTTCAATGCAAGCAATGCAAATGTTGGTTATGCAGCAACTTTAGATCTTTTTAAACTTTATAATGAAAATAATAATTCTTTTTCTTGGATATTATTAAATTTTGACGATGTTTGTTTAGATGAAGATATTCTTACTATAATTGATGCTAAAGGTAATATAAGAAATTTTGAATTTGATACAAATAATGCACTTACAAATAATGAAAATATAAGAATAGATATTTCTAATGAAATTGATCAACAAAATTATTCAAATATTATTAAGCTTTTAATTAATGCAGATAATGACTTTATGGTTGATGCATATAACAATTCAAATAATGAATTGTTGTTAAAACAGAAAATATCAGGAGTATCTGGCGACACTTTAATTACATTGCCACAAAATATATCAGCTTCTACAACAGAAAATGTTAATGATGTTATTTTTGGAAAGTTTTCTAGAATAGACCTAAGTGCTATTAGTATTAAGTTTGACTTACAAGAATTTAGAGAAAAATTTTTAAAAAATGTTAATTTTGCTCAAAGTGCATTTAATAACTTAGAAGCTAAACTAATATTAAAAGATGTAACTACTGGTAATACAAAGCCAAAAAATTACAATTTGCAAATATTTTCGCTAAAAAAATCTTTTAATGAAGGCTTAGGTAGAGACACAATAAACTTTTCCGATACTGGTGGAATTAATTTTGTTCTTTTAGATGAAGATAATAACTGGAAAATACCTGAATATATTTCAATATCTGACGATGTTGATTATATCACAAATAACGGAATAAATCAAGAAATAAAAGTCTTAAAGGGCGATGAAGACTTAATATTTGATATTACAGATTATATTAAACAAAAAATTAATATTGAACAAGATCAAGATATTAATGACAATGGCTTTATTATTCAGTTTAGTAAAGAAAATATATTTGATAATAAATCATATTTTGTAAAAAGATTAGGCTCAAGACATTTAATAAAAAAATCTTTTATACCAACGCTAGAAATTAAAATACCTGATCATAATTTTTTTATACCTACACAAACTTTTGTAAAAGAAAGATTTTTAAACAACGAAGAAATATTTTATTTGTATAATGTTGTGAGTGGCAAATTAACAGATTTTGTATTGCCAAATCTAGACAATGATAATACAACGCCTACATTAGTAAAACTAAAAATATTGTCAAAAGATAAATCTTTAACACTAGTTAACAATATTTCTTCTGAAGTCGTGACGAACTTTAAAGGAAATAATGTTTTAGGAATTAGAAAAGCAGTAATAACAAATAGTGATTTGTCATTATATAATGATACAATAACAGATCTGTTAATAGATGGTAAGCTTGAATGTTATTTGTCATGGTATACTGAAGAAGATATTGATAATGTTATTACAACACACACAATTCTTGAGGAAAAAGTTGTTTTTCAAAAGTCAGAAAAAATTATTGATAAAATATACAAAAATTTAAAATCAACAATTAAAATTGAAAATAATAATTTTTACGCTGATGATTGCATTACAAAATGTAATGTATATTTTGTTGATACTAGAGCAAGTCATGAGCCTGTAAGACTTCCTTTTGACTTACCAAGTGAAGATTTAGGAACAATTCAATATCAAATAATAAATAATGAAAATCAAAAAATAATACAGGATTTTGAAGAAAATACAACAGCTTTTTTTGATGGAGAAAAATATGTTTTTAACTTATGCTTTCCAGAAATTTATAAAAATTTCAATATTAGATTTAATTTTAAATTAGTTGATGATGTATCTGATATTACTAAAATAATATACAATAAAACAATTTTTAGGATAAACTAATGTACGATAGACAAATTGTTGCAAATAATGCAAATTTTGTAAATAATTCTTTACAAAATATTAATAATTTTAGTGATATTACACGTGAATTATTCAGTGTTTCACCTGAATTATTGAATTTTAGCGATCCAATACAAACTCTTAAAAGTATTGAC